GGGTGTCCTTTTTTGTGCCCGAATTGAAGGGAGGGGGTAGCCAGTTTTGTATCCGCAGTTTGGTTACGGGGGTAGCCACTTTTGCATTATGTTGTTATTCATATATTTATGAAAAAAAAGCTTGCATTGCATGAATCTTTGTGCAAGATGCAGAACATGGACTACAAAAGAACATTAAAAGAATACAAGAAATACCAAGCAGAACGCACGAAAAGGTGCGGGGTGCTTTTGAAGGCTTTGGACTATATGCCAGAGCCGACTGATGAACAAATGCAAAGGGCTTATGAACGCTTAAACAAGCGAAAGAGGGTGTTTGCAAAGGAACCGCAAGCAATCATAAACCTTGAGTGCTTGATTGAATACTTACAGGAAGCAATAGAAACAACAGAACAACCTAAATAGATGATGAATAAAAGAAACAGAACAATCAGCGAGGAATTCTACTTGGAAGACCTTGAATTACGACCAGATAGGTTTTTTAATATTGAAGGAACGGTAACTTATGAGTTTGAAGACTGCGAATGCACTTCTGAGTGCGGCAATCAATCCGTGACGGAGCGATGGGTGCAGTGCGACATAGGGGACTTTCAAGTTGACCGATTGGGCTACTACGTGGGCACGGATGGCGTTGAAACCATACGGATACCCGTTGACGCATTAAGCGAGGAGGACAACGAAAAAATAAAGGAAGCCCTTTTACAGTATGAACCTTAAGGATACCTACCTTAAGAATACCGACCTTAAGGAACATACTTTTTTTATAAAAACTTAGAACCTTAACGAACCAATTCCTTAAGGAATGCAAGGGGGATACCCCTTGTCAAGCATAAAAAAATAAAACTAAAATAAAATGGAAATACAAATAATATGGTGCACGGAGGACGTGCTGTACACAGCGAAACAAATGGAGGTGAAACTCACGGAGGAGGAAGCCAACGATGTTTTGTTTACGATAGAAGCGAACCACGATGCTAATTTTGGCATTACTTGGGATAACATTGAATGGGCGATACAAAACCTAGTTTCACAAAAGGAGAACGAAAAAAATGAAGATATACAAAATTAACGTCTTAAAGCAAAAGATAGAAGAACTAGATGCCCCTACCAAGGAAAGCGATGGGGGCATTGACATACAATTCATAGCCGACGAAATCGGTTGTGAATTTTTTGATGTTGTGCGAATCGGTAACGGCGATTGCATTTACGTTGACGACATGGGGCTTTTTAGGGATGGGGTGCAGGGTGCTTTCAACTTTGCGAATTATGGCTACGAGCAACCCTTGGTGGGCAACGGGCTAGTTATAGGCTCAAATTGGGAGGGTGATTCCACGGAACCCGTCATCAGTAAAGAAGACTTGACGGCGTTAATCAAATTCGGTTACGTTGTTCCTGAAGGCGAAACAGCCAGAAAACATAATAACTAAAACAAAGGAAAAAAAATGGAAATTATCATGTATACCTACCCCGATGTTCCAAAGGACGGGATGGCGGACGATGAGATTGTATTAAGGCTTACCCCTTGGGGGTCTTTTACGGATCAATACGCTATTGATCTTTGCGATGGCGACCAATATTCCCTACGCATGAAAACGGGGCTACCCCTTAGATCGCATTCGGAGTTGTTTGATTACTTTGCGAAAAAGCGGCTAAGCCTTGACTGGTCACAGGATGTTGACGGCAAGGATGAAGGCGTTGAGATTTGGGGGAACTCTACCCTGCTTGTCACTTACCCCTATAACGTAAATGAAATCACTACTCTATCCGAAGCCATTAACTACTTAATGGATATGGAGGAACTATAATGTTTGAAGTAGATTTTGAATCGGGCTACAACAGGGCTGACCTATCCACATACAGAAAGTGGGTAGGTGCTCCGTGCTGGAAAGAGGGGAACGCTACCGAAAGGGAGTTCGGGAAACTATTAGAGGGCATTTACACGGATGTAAAAGAGGCTACGAAGGAACAACAATACAAGCACATTGATTGGGTTTGTAGTGCGGGTACCATTGATGTCAAAGCAATGAAGCGTGTTAGCAGACACGGCAAAAAATCTCCAGATACTATTTGGATTGAGTTTAAGAACACTCTAGGTAATCACGGGTGGGTTTACGGCGAGCAGGACTTCATTGCATTTGAGCAAGCGGATCATTACATTATGGTACGCCAAAAAGACCTTGCTGAATTAGCTGATCGGCTTTGTGATAAAGATAGTTATGTTCACACAGCAAGGGAAGCCCTTTACAAAGTGTATAACAGGAAAACAAACAGGGACTTAATTTCAATGATAAAGACCAACGACCTACTAACCCTACAACATAGAAAGATACAAAAATAATGTCTCACTTTTACAATTGCAAAGACGAACCGAAGTTTGAACCAGATGTGGGTACCCCCCATCAAGCTAAAAAGAAAGGCTCGTATGTTTATCCATCAGTAACAACAGTGCTAGGAATAGTTAAGGATGAGTTCTTGGATTCAATTTATAAGCCCAGAATGATGTTTGAATTAACGAGGCAGGGAGTGGGGAACTCGTGGCAAGAGATTGAAAGGCTTACCTACGGGACTAGGACTCACCCTTCAACGGGGGAGCAAATACCAAGCTCTGAATTCGGTACATCAGTTCATGAGACAATTGAAGATATGATTAATTCTTTAATCTATGACAAAAAGCGGGAGTGCCCTCACAACTATGACTACGACGAGTGGGGTACCCCTTTTTACGATTGGGTTGTAAGAAATAATGTAACCCCCATTGCTTGCGAACGATTGATCTCCAACAATTACATTAAGATAGCTGGCTCTGTAGATTTCATTGGGAGGGATGCGGAGGGTACCCTGTTTTTGGCTGACTATAAGTGCAGAACCAACACTAAGGGGAAGGCTAAAACCTACGCTAAGGACTGCGAACAGTTAGCTATTGAATCGTGGATGCTGATGAAGGAGCATAAGCTGGACTATTTACCTAAGTGCATCAGCGTTATTATTGACTGCGACACGAGGGAACATCATCACAGAACTTGGAGCGAAGCGGAGGTAAAGTGGGGTATGAAAAACGCAAAACTGGCTAGTAAAATATACTGGTCAAAACGAATGAATCCAGTCATAAAATAATGAACAAATATCTAATAACTTATAAGCGTAACGATATGCCAGAAGGATATGTAGGAGCCACAACTAAGTGGTCAAACAGTGAAAAGGATGCCTTGAAGCTAATGCTTTCAAGGATGCCCCAGAAACATTCAAAAGCCGTAGTATTTAAGCGAGGCGGGTGCGGTGAAATTCTCTCGGTTGAGGAGGTTCCTAATGTCATTTGAGGGACTAGGAGGATTTTTGGCATGGGCTGAGGATCGCATTGCTCAAGAACACGCACAACATCTTTTGATGGAAAAAAATCTTGAGAAAGGGGAATTTTTAGATTACTTCCGCGAAAACAGGGATGACATGGTGGACGAGGTAAACTTTTTGAGGTCAAAAGGCTATACCGTTAAAAACGCCTGCAAGGAAGTCGGTATTTCTAGGACATCTCATTATAAGCGAAACAAAAAACTTAAGGAGGCTGGAGTATGACATACTTACCGCAGGGAAAGATTAAAGCCTACCGAGAAAAGAACAAGCCAACTTGTTGCCCCATCTTGTTCACCAAGGGTGACGATTGGGTTGTTGACCACGACCATCAGACTGGAATGGTTCGGGGCGTAATATCCCGACAAGCTAATAGCCTGATTGGAAAAATAGAAAATTTTTATTTAGGGATGTGCAAGGGGGACAAAGAGTTTCTTCCCGTTACTCTTGAAGCAATCTCCGCTTACCTTGAACAAAGGGATGAGGGAATACTTCATTACGCTGGTCTTAATCAACTTAGAAATAAATTCAAAAATAAGTTGACAAGTGCAGAGCAAACTGAAACTCTTAAGAACATGAACGCAAGTCAGGATGAACTTGACGGGTGTTCTAATCAAAACCAAAGAGCGGAACTCTTCCGCAAATTAACAAAAGAAAAATATGAGCGAACAAAATAAAAAGGCTAAAAACATACGCCAAAAGTTACAGTGGATACAATCCTCTTTGAAAGCCCCCAAGGGACAAACCAATAAGTTCGGAGGTTACAATTACCGAAGTGCCGAAGATATATTAAACGCAGTAAAGCCCTTACTAAATGCTTGGGATTGCTCGCTAGTGATTAACGATGAGATCGTTGAGTTTGAGGGACGAGTATATGTGAAGGCGAACGCTTCTCTTGCTGATAGCGATAGCGAAGAAGTTATCACCGCACAGGCATTTGCCCGTGAAGCCTTTAATAAAAAGGGAATGGACGAAGCTCAGATTACTGGCTCAGCTAGTTCCTACGCTCGCAAGTATGCGTTGAATGGTCTATTCGCCATTGACGATACCAAGGACGCTGATGCAACTAACACGCACGGCAAGGACTCACCCAATAAAACAACCGCACAAGTTGTGCCGTCGTTCTAACAACAAAAACCAAACTAATATGTCAAATACATACATGAACTCTGGTGGTCTTTTCATTAACGACCGCAAGGAAAAGGAAAACCACCCCGATTATAACGGTAAAATTACAGTGGACAAAGCTGGACTCTACTACATTAAGGGTTGGAAGCGTTCAACTAAGAACGGTCAACCGATGCTAAGTCTCGCTTGTGACTACGCACCAGAAGATCGTCAACCCGAGGAACTCCAAGGAAACGCAACTGCGAACATTTCCGTTCCTCGCGAGCCTTCAGTTCCTACTAACGACGAAGCACCATTCTAAGGATGAAGTCCGATTCACTGAAGATGAAAATTTACGACAAGCAGTGGTGGAGTGATTTCCGACAACAAGAAGTTGACGCGATACTTGCCCTAACTGCAAAGAAGAACGCTGATTATACTGGCGGTAACTCTTGCAACAATCCGTTTGCAAATTTTGATCAATCTGTTGAATTCGGGGTAGCCCCCTTGACGGGAATCTGCATTCGTATGCAAGATAAATTTCAGCGAGCCAAAGCCTTGTGTGCCGATGGAACCCTAGCGGTTCAGTCAATCGGTGACCAAGACAAAGATATATTCCGTGACTTAATCGGGTATTCTTTAATTGCTCTTGGTATGCTTGAAAGAGGGAAGTAACAATACAGGAACCCCTGCCTTGACTTTTGTTGAGGCGGGGGCTTTTTTGTCTAATAACGATAACCAAAAAAGAAATATGATAACACAAACAAGGGATGATCCGCACAATGCGGAAGCTGAAGAAAAAGTAATAGGAACCATTCTAAATGAGGGCGTTGAGTATTACGACCAAATCAGTCAGACGGTTGCCCCCGATGATTTTTACTTATCCAGATGCCGATTGGTATTTGGCTCCATTAAATCAATTTGCGACAAGGATGAACCGCTTAACGAGGTAACTGTTCTAGAACAGATAAAATCAGTTGGGGGCACTGAGTTGCTGGGAGGAGTCATTGGACTGATGACTTTAATGGACAAGCACACAACCCCCATAGATTTTAAAATGTGTGCAAACACGGTAGCGGAGAAGTCACGGCTTCGTAATGTTATTAGGTCTTGCAGAATAGCTAGGGAAAAAGCCGAAGAAGAGGCTACCCCCGCTCACGAGATCAAGTCAGAGCTGGAGGTGGACTTGAACTCCGACATACGGGTAGATGTTAATGACTTGGACTTGTCCTCAGCCACTTCCCTAATCAACGAGGAGCTGGATGCTATTGTCCGAGGGGACTTTGTTAGGGATGTCGTGACTACCAACATAGGTAGACTTGATGTCCTTCTTGGTAGCAATGGTATTGCGGCGGGAGAGGTCGTGGTAATCGCCGCCCCTACTTCCTGCGGGAAGTCCGCCTTGGCTTTGAACATAGCACTGAACGCCGCGAAGAAACAGGAAAAGGGGGTAGCCTATTTTTCATTTGAGATGCCCAAGAAACAGCTCACGCAACGTATGGGACAAACTTTGTCTGGCATAAACTATAAGACGGTCAACGATAGTGCAATTGGTGCTGAGAGGGCTGAGAAGCTTAAGAAGGCTAACGAGGAACTTGAGGGTCTACCCTTCTATACTTCGCACTTTGTTCGCGGTGCTGAGGACTTAGCGGGTCAAGCTCGGAATCTGGTGAAGAAGATGGGTGTTAAGCTACTGGTTGTTGATTACCTGCAACTCATTCCGTATAACTCCAAGGCGATGGGGAAGAATGAAGGCATTGCTAATATATCTCACAGGATCAAACAACTAGCTTTAGAACTAAATGTAGGCGTATTACTACTGGCTCAAGTGAACCGAGAAGGAGCTAAGCGGGAGGGAGGTCTACAACTATACGATCTAAAGGATTCTGGGGACATTGAGAACGACGCTGACGTTGTTTTACTGATGTATCCATCCAATCAAGGAGATCCAGAACTTTCTCGCAAAATAGACGGCAAGGGTGCTTACACTGAAATAATTTATAAGCTCGCCAAGAACAGGGAGGGCGAACGTGACATTGGATGTATGTTTAAATTCTACCACTGCATAGGGAGGTTTGCTTAATGAGTAACAAGGGAAAAGGTAGGCGACCATCTAAACACTTTAAGAGTATTACTAAAAACCTTAGAGAAATTATGAGTATTACCCCGAAGTCATTTATAGAGCTACTAAATGACAAGTACGATTGTTCTGTTTCAATACAGATAAGAGAAGCTTCTGAGTTGGGTAAAGCGGTACGAAAAGAACTCTGTAAATATCACAAGATAGGAAATATATCTGGCTGGGGTATAGATAGGAACGGTTGGAAACATTCCAAAAAGAACCAATTACATAAAAACAGGGTACCCCTTTTTTGAATTTTGTTCGCAAAAACTTGACTAATGAAAAATTCCTGACAACCTAAAATTATTCTAAAGGGAAGCTGTAAAGGATTCATTTACAACTGCTTTCCAAAATGGAAACAACTCAATTAAAACCAAGTCAACTAAAACCAACCAACAGCTCAGTAGGGCACACACATTGTGGAAAAACTAAGCGAAACACTAAAAGAATTTAAACAAGGAGACAAAGTGACATTCCTAAGCTGTGGAGACGCCAAAAGGATGCCCGCTAAGGTTCTGTCAGTGAGCAGAGACAAGGACGGACAGCGGGTATTCTACGAACTTTCGGGCAACGGGGTATTAAGCAGAACGACTGGCAAAAGCATTCTGGAGAGTGAATACTGCTGTGACCAAGCCGCAAATTATACAAACCGCCAGTTCAGAGACGTAGACGGTAAGATGTGGGTGTGCCTAAGTAAATGGGCAGGAAATCATAAAGATTACGTTTTCGCCTGCTGTGATGGCAAGGACGTTGCGACAATTGAAATTTCAGAAATACACCGCTTTGAACAGTAACCATTTTGGGAACGTAGCCAGCGGCTGATGACAACCATAGGCTTTGAGGATTGAGCCAGTCTGACAAATCAACCCTCACTTACATTTTAAAGGGAAGCTGTATAGGTAACTACCAGCAGAGAGTTCGTTTCTTTTCTCTCCGTTTAAACCCTTGGAAGCCCTGCCCCTTTTGGGGGTGGGGCTTTTTATTGGACTTTAGTAGCGTCTGGAAAAGCTTCCTCCCTAAACTGGCTGGATTCTTTATTGATTGTGTCTAGTTGATCATTCACGAACTTACCCATTTCGGGGGAATCCTGTACTTCACTATCCATGAGTTCGTGCCCCCTGCGAGAAAGCAATATAGTCCTCATAAGAGCATTTTGATACATATCGTATTGCTTCGCATCTATGACCTGTTTCGTCACGGGGAACCTTGACTGCATATTAAGAACCATTGATCCCCATCTGTCCGTTACGGGAGCGGCAACATTACCAAGCCAAATCCTAAATCCGCTAGTGGTAGCGGCAACACGGGGAACCACTTGATCCCCGCCTTCATTCAAAGTTGGTCTAGTTAAGTTCATTAGAACCTTGTTACTAGAAACCATGTTTTTATAGCCCTCACGACCCACTAGAGCCGTTACAATCTCTAGGTTAGTCTCTAGTTCCTTAGCCATTACAAACGGATCCCACAGGACGTTATCCTTGGGGCTTGCGGAGCTAGTTAGATTTCCATCAACCCTTGTTCTGCGAACCATCTCGTGGAAAACTGCACCTTGTAGTTCATCAAGAGCCTTGAAGTCACCAGAATTTTTAAAGAGAGATATAAATTTTTCTTGTTCCGCTGGGGTAGCTTCCATTAAACCGCTAAGAAATGTTTTCATTTCAACACGGGTTTTGGGCAATGGAATTCTCTTTTCATTTGCCATTTTAACCATTACTTGAGATTGCTCTGCAAGTCTCTCAGTCATCTTTTGTTGCTCTATTGCAATCTTCTTAAGTTGTTTAATTTCTGCGGTTGAGTTAGATTTAAAAATTCGGTCAAAAGTCTGTGCCGATATTTCAGCAATATTTTTGTCCTTACCAGTAGCTATTTTTTTTAACTCTCGGAAAACTTCAACCTTATCATTCCAACCAGCAACACCTGGTTTTGGTGATGGTCGTTGACCGTCAGGATATAAGACACGTATCATGTCCATGTCCTCGGGTGACATTTTTAAAATTCTATCAAGATTAATAGGCTCTCCAGCAACCAAGCCTTTATTTTGTAACCAAGCATCACGCAACAAATTTCTGGTTTGCGGACTACCGCCAGACAACTCTAAAAAGTCCCTAGCAGTTCCGCTATTTGTTAAAATTTTACCAGTAATAATATCGTCTTGAGCGTTAAACTCAGGCAGGAAAGTTCCGATATCAGGCGGTTCTATTTGCTCCAGTGACTCAATTGCTTCAGTTTTTGTTCTAAAACTAGATACAATATTATTGGGGCTTGCGCCCCCAGCACCATTGCCAGTATGAACAAGAAATCTCAATGTAGGATCAGCTTGATCGGGTTGTGGCTCAATGTAATAGTCATTGCCATCCTTGGCTTTTACTCTGTAGCCGCTTATTTTGCGGCGACCGCTACCCTGTATATAGTCAGGATTTACGTCGTTAGTAACTTGGAACTCAACTGGTGCTTTTCGTGCGGCTAATGCTTGATTATAATTGCTACCCGTTCTTGGCTTAATCATTGATCCAATGTCACCACCAACATATCTTAAATACGTTTCTCTAAAATACAAATTAGCGTCGTCAAATTGTTTTTTAGCAAGTGGATCGGCACCTTCCAACATTTCAGTCCGCATTACGCGAAGATCGTCCGCGAGTGCAGTATATTGATTTGCCTCAAAACCTTTTGCAAAATTCCCACGTTTTGTTTTTTCTTCAAGCTTTTGGATGATTTCATTTAATGATTTAAAATCAATGGAACCATCGCTAAACTCTAGTTCATCCAAACGCCGAACAACTCCCTGTGATGTTTTTCGGGCATTAGCATTTAAAACTTGTAACGCATCAACTTCAACATCAGTCAACAGTTCATCGCTATGACGAGAAAAAACTCTTTGAAGGTCACTAAGCGGAGCAGAAACGTCAGCAAGACCTTCGTAAGCTTGTTCAAACATCCTTCCTTTTGTTACGCTAACATCGGAAAATATATTAGCAAGATCAGCACGAAGAACATTGCCAGCTTCGGCTGGTGAAACATTGCGAGAAGCCAATACATTAGCTTCGTATCTTGCTATCCGTTCATCAAAAAGATTTAAAGCATCTTGCTCTGCTTTTATTTTTACAGCCCTAGCATCCAATGGAGTTATGCCTTTTTCTTCAATTTTAAGCTGTGCTAAACGATCATCTAGCTTTTTTCTTTGACCCATTACCTCGGATTTAATGCGAGCAAGAGAAATCCGAATTGACTCATCGTTAGCGGCTTCGTCATATCGTGCTGGGTTAGCAAGATTTTGAAAAGTTTCTCCAGCTTGAGTTCTTTTTAGATCTAATCCCTGAGAAGCAGTGCCTCCTGGAAATCTGCTTTCCATTCTTAACACATCTTGAGCTACATCTCCACCCTGTTGCAAAAATTTTGGTGTATAAACACTTTCACCTGTTCCTTGTGCCGCAATCAAATTGTACTTAGTCATTTCTTCTGCAAAAATATCAGTACCTTCACGACCCAAAATACTTTTAAAGAAAACATTAGTACCTTTTTGAAAACCAAAATCAACCAAACCTGTAAGAACACCTTCCACTGCGGCTTTTGTCAAAATACGATCAGTATCAACTTGATCCAGCAAAGTTTTTTCTATAAGGTATTCTTGACCAGCACGACCAACAGCTTGACCCAATCCAGCACCAAAGGCTGTGCCAGTGGGTCCCGCAGGAATGCCCAGAACGCCACCAGCAGTAGAGGTAATTGTAGGCACTACTTCTCCAGCTAAATCAGAAGTAAAATCAGCGAAGTCAATTGTTTCCACTGGTTCAGGCATTTTCCAAGGATCATCTTTTCCTTTTCTCCACAAAAACAAATCATGACCAGGTGTTTTGTAATACTTAACATTTTCTTCACCGAACTCCTGCCTTAGCCAAGCCATTCTTGTAGATTCAGTAGGCATCATTCCGTAAGAGGCACGATCAGACATTTCAGTCCTTGGTCTTGAGCCACTAGCGGTTGGTTGAGAAAGCCCTGACCCAGGAGTATATGCGGGTGCAGATGTAAAACCACTAAGAAGTGTTGTAAGGAAACTATCGTCCTTACTGGGCATACTAGGAGTAATTCTTTTAGGTTCGTCGGACAAACCATTTTCAAAATCAAAACCCGCATTATCATCCTGTAAAATTACAGAAAGATTGTTTTTATAGAAATCAGTATACCACTGTTTTTTACTTAAAGGCGTTAAAGGAGTTTTTTTAACAGGTATAGGGGTAGCTCCAAATGTTGGAATAGAAGGAGGCGGTTTTCCTACTTCTTTTTTTTCTGGGTATGGGTTGCCAAATGTAAGATTAAGAATTGCATTAGCCTTATTCTGGGACTTAGTAAGTTCAGCGACAGCTTCTTGCCTTTTTATTTCTTTTGCAAAAATAGAAGCATTTTCTGTGTCGCCAGCTTTGTCAGCCGACTTAAAAGCCGAGTATAAATTATTTAAATTATCCATTAAAATCCGTATATTGCCATTCTACTTTTTACATCATCAGGTATAACAAGAGGTGGTTTGTAGTCCGGATCAGTTGGTTCTGAGCCTACGCCATCCAGACCATCAGCTTGCCTGAACTCTTGTTCCATTATATCTATTTGACTATTTAACCAGTTCTTAGTTCTAGGTCCGCCCTGCGTGACTAAGCTTATAATTCCGTCCCTTGTCAAAGCAAGCTCTGACAACTTATCTTTGTACTCAATAGAATCTTTTAACAGTTGAGATAGTCGTCTTAAACGTCTTGCATTTTGACGAGGAGTTAATTTTGTATTGTAAGTTGCGGCAACTAGGCGAAGACCTTCTTTTTCGGTAAACTGTGCCCCAAGAGTGTCTCTCAAGCCTTGAAAAACAACTCCGCGAATTTCGTCAAGTTGGTTTGCACCATCTGGATTAAAGAAAGCCCGCATTGTGTCATCTTGACCTACTACTTCTAAAATGCCGTTTAATTTTTCACTAAGTGTGCCTGTTATGACGGCTCCCGATTCTAAAGCCGTTATAGCATCGTCATATACAGATAAATTACTTAGTGCCGTTTGTCTGGGAAGACTGCCATCAGAAACCCACGCACGTGCGTCTTCCTGAAATGCTTTAGCAGTGTCTTGCTCAAAGTCCATCAGGATTGGTTGCTCGTCAGGAGCTAATGACCTGCCTAAACGTGCACCAGGTTTGCCAGAACCGCTTGGATCTACGCCTGGGTACTGAACATATGTCAATCCAGTTTCTTGTTGCAATTTAAGGATGTCCTCATTGCTCATCCATTCACTTAGTTTACCATCACCGCCGCTAACTGATCCTCCAAATGAAGTAACTGCAACTGTACCATCATCACGAGGAACAAATTTAGCATTTGGATTTTGTGATTGATATTCTTCTACGAGTTCAAAAGGTATGGTAAACGGCTTTGGTTTGTTCCTTTCGTTTTCCGCAGAAAGTTGACGAGCCATAGCATTTGCATACGCCGTAGCATCAGAATTTTGCTGTCTTTGTTGTTCAAACTGCAATGCTTGTGCTTCTTTCATGCCTTTATCAGCCTGTGTAAGAAACTGACTGAGTATAGCATTATCAGCTAAACCGCTATTACCTTCAACAAATTTTTTGTAAGCTTTATTAACTTGTTCGGAATCCGTACCAGAATCCAAGGTTTGCATTAACTGTGGATTAGATTGAAGAATTCCACTAATAGCACCTTCAGTGCTTTTTTTCAATAAATTATTTGCTTGTAGTTCTTTAAGTGCTGGTAGTTGAGCATCTGCACGAACACGGTCGCCCCTTATCTGTTCAGCTTGGTACAAGCGTTCCCTGCCCAATCGTTCAGTTTCGGGTAGCCTACTATAATCAATATTTGACAATTCAGAAAAGTTCTGAACTGCCGCTCCTGTGTTCATTCTTGCCATATTTAAATTATGTTAGTAATTGCCCCAATCAAAGTTACCGCTTGTTCCGAAACTTGTGGTATTAAGATAATCGTCCGCATTAAAAGTATTAGATCCTAAATTAAATGCTGAATTAGGATCGTAAGCATAATTGCTAGACCCGCCCCCAAAAAGTGTTGTAATTCCACTCCACGCATCGCTAACGGTGTTGCTTATATCGCTAATAGTTTGCGGAGCATTACCTAAAAATGCCAATCCTTGATTTGCCAGACTAATATATGAAGTTATTTCATTAATATCTGCCAATAATTCTTGTGCTCTTGATGGTTCGTTTGCGGCAACTGCGGCATCATAATTCCGTTGTACGGAAGCTAATTGTGCTTGTGCTTGTGAAATATTTTGTTGCTGTGCGTATTGCGAAGTCCCTAGGCTAACAAGATCACCTACACCAAGAGCAGGGGTAACTAGACCAACACCAGTTTCGTAAGGGTTACCAGTATTTCCAAGCAACATAGCTGGAATATTGCCAGTTAAACCACGGCTCATATTGTAAGTATTTGTGCCAGCTTGTTGAGCACGACCTTCTAGATTAGCTATTGTATCTTCTTCCGCTCTTATGACATTTGCTATTCTTGTTGAGTCAAGCGTACGACCAGATTGTGCGGCGATTTCAAACGCTCTTTCTTCGGCATCAGCCTGTTCTTCTGCGGTTAAATCACCAGCGGCTCTTCGGTACAATTTATTACTAAGATCGCTTTGTTGACCAAGAACTTCCATTGATGTGGGATCAAGCCCACGAACCGCATCGGCATATTCTTGTCCGTAATTACCAAGTAACTCTAAATCGGATCCTTTTTGTGTATCGCGTAATTCATTAATTCCAGTTTGTTCACCACGATTTAATTCAATTAACCGTTGTAACTCACGCTGAGAAATATCAGATGAATAATTACCAATAATATCTTGCAATTCAGAATTGCCAAGACCCACCCCTCTAAACCTTTCGGCGGCTTCAGCACCTAATATAAGCTTAGCTGTTTCATAGGCGGCATCGTAGGCGGCATCGTAAGCTGTTGTATCTGTTGTGTTTGTTTCTGACATATCATTTATATTATCATTCCCGTCTACCGCAGGAACTGTTGAAATTTCGTCGCTATTATTATTACCTCCACCATCACTAGCATTATCGTTACCATCATTTGATGTGTCTTGTCCTGTATCATCTGTAACGCCGTCATCTCCAGTAACACCAGGGAAAACCTCTGCAACTGGATTATCATCGTCAACTGTTGGATCATTACCGCCAGTAAGTCCTTCCGTTATCTCTACTACAGTTTCGCCAGCCCCAGAAATTATCTCCCCAGCACCTTCAATTAAAGTATCAATAAGACCACCTTCTCCAACAATACCTTCATTAACGGAACCTATTACTTCCCCCGCAATAGTGTCGTTCCCAGCAAGAGAAGAAAGATTGTCTATAAAAGTATCAAAGAAACCATCACCATCAGAGTCAGTGTTAAGCTCATTGCCATCTGCGTCAAGTTGAATTTCAAATTCCCCTGTCTCATAATTAAATCCTGGAACATCATACTCCTGATCAACTAAAAATCGTCCTATATCGGAACGAGTAGCTGTGGTAGGATCAATCCCGTTTTCCCACAAATAATCAGATAAGTCTTGACCGCTAGGAGCCATAGCACCTCCAAGCATATTTGTTATTGAACCAATAGGAACACCCAAGGAAGAAGCACCAAGTAAATTTAATAAATTAGTTTGAAGTGTTCCGCCAAGGTAATATTGTTGATTAAAGGCTATTGACTCCATAATGTTTCCCATTGCGGAAAACGGTGCGGCTAAATAATCATAACCGCTTGTTACTAATTCTGAAAGTTTGCTGAAGAGACTGGGTTGTTCGTCTACTCTTGCTTTAATTTCATCATATTCTTCTGGAGAAACAACCGATTTAATATCATCAAGATATTGATCTAATTCTGTTCCAAAAACTGCGTCCCCTAATATATTTACTATTTGTTCAAAGAAATTTGCATCGGTGGTTGCTGGATCATTGTAAATTGCATTAGCTTGTTCAGCACCAAAAATTTCTGTTGCTAAATCTAATTGTTGTTGTGCAATTTGTTCAGTAGCGGGTCGTAAACCATAGTCCACCGCTCTAGCCATATCCAAATCACCCAATAGCCAAGCAGAAAAATCAAAACCTTGACCAAGATAGCCGCTTGCAGGATCTGAATAACCTTGCAAAATAGAACTAAGACCAGTTATATTTTCTAAAAAATCTGGAACAACTTTTTCAATATCCGACAACAATTTGTCGCTAATATGTTCGTCTACCAAATTATTAATAAAAAAGCCAATATTAGGAACATCTATTAAATTTGTGTTAACAACTCCCTCTAGTAAATTAACGCCAAGAGCAAATGCGTTTAAACCGTCAAATTGACCGTCTGTAGTTATAGCTAAAATTTGATCTAAAAGTGCGTCTTTTTTAGAAATATCAAATTCCCCAGAAGGAGAAAGATTTTTATTTATCCAATCACCAAGATTCTTTGCGGCGGTTTTGCCTTCGTCACTTCTTAAAAAATCATTATAATTTCTGCGACTTCCAGAAAATCTGCCCATGATTTCATTTACTCTTGCTTGATGCTCGGCTTCTTCTTCCGCAGTCCTTATACCCGTTTCAGGTTCGGCGACAATGCTACCACCACCAAGATCATCAATACCATTGTTAGAATCATCATCACCACCTATAGGAATAAGGTCAATGTCAGGACCCGAAGTATCTTCTCCAGATTCTGTGCCCGTAACAATAATTTCTGGCATTACTAATATGCCATCATCATCATAATAATAACCTTCTGCAATTTCCGCAGGAGTTAAATCTCCATAGTCTATTGTCTCTGTATTCTCTCCAGCCGCCGCCGCATCTGCCGCCGCTTGGTCTGCCGCCGCTTGGTCTGCCGCTTCCTTTGCAATTCTGGCTTCCTCGGCTAATCTTGCTTCTTCAGCTTGTTCTTGTCTATCTAAATCGTCTTGGGTATTTCCGTCTACATTAATCCCAGATTCATCAAAGCCATTTTCATCGTAACCAAACGCATCGTAACCTTCCGAA